ATGATCTCCATAGTGGTGCAGCATCAGTGTGATCTGGTGCTGGTCCTTGTTCCCTCGAACGCCCTGCGACACCAGCTAGTTAAGGAATTCTCGACACTCGGGTGCCTGAAGGATATCGGCGTGGTCAAGCCGAATGCCCCCTTACCACGGGTAGGGCTTTTCAAGACCGGACTGCAGCACGCTGCTCAGGTTGAGGAGTTCCTTTCTCAACTCAACGTTGTCGTCGCTACACCACAAGTGCTCGATAGTTGTTCAGCAGAAGCACGCGCGGAGGTGGCTAGGCGATGTTCACACTTGTTTGTCGACGAAGCGCACCACCTTGCGGCAAGAACCTGGAATGCGATAAAGGTGCTTTGTTCTCAGAAGCCCATACTCCAATTCACTGCAACACCCTTCCGCAATGACAAGCAGCCGGTCGAGGGACGAATCATCTTTGAATATCCGCTTCGCATGGCCCAGAAGGATGGCATATTCCGACCTATCGACTTCAGACCTGTAAACGTCACTTCACTTGACAAGGGTGTCGTTGATCGAGAGATAGCAGAAGCAGCCGTGGCCAGGCTTCGCGAAGACGTCGCAGCAGGATACGATCATCTTCTGATGGCCCGGGTTCAGTCCAAGTCACGAGCCGAAGAGATCGAGACGATCTACAAGAGTCTGGCTTCCGACCTAAGGCCCGTGGTCGTTCATTCAGGCATGAGCGGGCAAGCATGCCGCGAACGTCTTGAGTTGCTTCGGAGCGGACATTCACGTGTCTTGATTTGCGTCAACATGTTCGGGGAAGGCTTCAATCTGCCCCAGCTGAAGGTTGCCGCGGTTCATGACAAGCATCAGAGTCTGCCAGTGACCTTGCAGTTCATTGGACGGTTCACCCGTTCATCGCGAGGCCCACGCATCGGTGACGCCTCGCTCATACTGAACGTTGGTGACGATGCCGTTAATGCGGAAGTAATCGAGCTCTATGCCCAGAACGCTGATTGGAACGATCTGCTCCGGCGCAGCAGTGAGTCGCGAATTGGACGTGAAGTGAGGCTCCAGGAATTGATCGATTCGTTCAGGGAGGGAGGCCTCCCCCAAGAATTGCCGCTGTGGAATCTCCGCCCGGCCAACTCCACGATTGTGTATCATCTGTCCTCCTCTCAAGCATGGACAAAAGCACGCTTGCTCACCGGGGTTCGGCGCGAGGACGCCGACACGCTTTGTGCTGTAAGTAATGAGCGCAAAGTGGCAATCGCTGTCTGGCCTGTCGAAGAGGAGGTGAAATGGGGTCGTTACCACAACGTCAAGGACCGGACATGGCATATCGCTATCGCGCACTGGGATCAGAGCACTAACCTCTTGTTTGTCTATGTAAGCGACTACGGCGCTATCAGTCCGAGCCACTTCGTGAAAAGCCTCACCGGAGCAGACGGAGTGCTTGTGAGCGGTTCGCGGGTGTTCCGGGCGTTTCATGATTTCGAGCGTCCGATGGCACGTACGGTCGGGGCATCGAAGGCTGGTAGCATCCGTTTTACGATGTACTTCGGCCCGGATGTTACCGAGGGACTGAGTCAGGTCGACCGCGAAACTGCGATTCTTAGTAACGTGTTCGCATGGGGCTACGAGGACGGCGAGCGAAAGACTCTTGGGTGCTCGGTCAAAAAAGGCAAGCTTTGGGCGTTGGGCGGTGGGCCAATCGATCATTGGCTCGGGTGGTGCCAGCACCTCGGGCAGCGGCTTTGCAATGACAGCATCGATGGTGATGCTGTATTCCGTGGCTTCCTGCGTCCGACCGAGGTCAGCAAGCGGCCCAGCCTCGTCCCATTGATGATCGAATGGGGAGAGCGGCTCATAGAGGACGTGAGCGGCAGCATAGCGATACTCCAAGGAGATGATGAGTACACCATTGCTGACCTGGACCTTCGTCTTGTGGAGCGGAGCGACGCCGGGCCTATCAGGTTCATGATCGCCTCGGATTATGCAGAGTCGATATACGAACTTGTGATTGATGAGAACGTTGGGGGGCAAGGGAGGCATTCGGCATATCACCATATCTCAGGGCCCGAGATCATGGTGAAACGAAGCAGAGGACAGGCTGTGCCGTTCCACGAATATTTGGAACGGGACCCATTGATCGTAACCTATGCCAACAACTCGTTCTCGTACAATCACTTCTTCGTTGAGGCACCGGTTGACGTGCTGTTTCCTGTCGAGGAAGTGGAAGTCTTCGAGTGGCTTGCAGCAGGGGTGAATATACGGATTGAATCAGAAGGCCCGACGCGAGATGCGACCTCAATCCAGTACCGGATGATCGAAGAGATAGTCAACGACTACGATGTAGTGTTCAATGACGATGGGAAGGGCGAGATCGCTGATATAGTTGCGATTCGCAGAGAGAATGACGAAACGATCCATCTGCATTTGGTGCACTGCAAGTACTCCGCAGAAAACACACCGGGCGCTCGGTTGCAGGACATATACGAGGTATGCGGTCAGGCTATGCGGTGTGTGAAATGGAAATCAATGGGCATCTCGAAGATTGGGGCTCATCTGCGACGACGAGAATCATCATGGCAGAACGAAGGCCACACACGTTTCAGGAAGGGAGATTGGGCTTGTCTGCAGCAGTTGGAAAAATTCTCACGCCGTGCTCGCCTGGCGATGTCGATTGACATTGTCCAACCAGGCCTGTCTCGACAGAGGGCCACCAATGAGATACTGCGATTGCTTGGCAGCGTGAAGGAATATGTGCACCAGACGGCGCGGTCTCCGCTGCGTGTTGTTGGCAGTGAGTAATCGGATGTGATCAGCGGTCAGAAGTGTATGCCTTGCGCTGGTCATCCCACCTCACCGGCAAATTCTTCCGCAACTTCTCCAGGCTCATGCCATTGGGTTCATCACCCCGCAGGATCGCCTCGACGATGTCCGGCGCGAGGCTGGTCAGGTGGAGGATGCGGCCGACGTAGGTGCGGTCGCAGCCGACGTCTTTGGCTAGGTCCTCGAGGCTGGCGTATTCGCCGGATTCGAGCTGGGCCTGCCAGCGGTGGGCCTTGGCGATGGCCTCGACCAGCGGCCGGTTGACACGGCTCATGTCATCGAGGTGCTGGGCGGCTGAGACGAGCGTCGCCGCGCCTTCGGGCAGGACCATGGAGCGGCCGTTGCGCCGCTGAAACCGCATGGGGATGTGGACCACGATGGCGTCGCCGTCCCGGCGAACGCACAGACCGGGATAGCGATTCTTCTGCTGCTCCTCGATGGGCGTGGCTGCGCTGGGCAAGCTCAAGGTTCCCTCATGCATGGCGTTCCTCAATGGGCTGAAGTTCCGCAACGATCTGCTCGATGCCGTTGGTGCGGAAGCGGATGTCGATGCCGCGGGTGCTGACGACGATCTCCTCGATCAGCAGTTGCGCGATCCGCCGCTGTTCCTCGGCCAGCAGCACATTCCAGATCGGGTCGATGGCCCGCAACGCTTGGCTGACGCGGTCGAGTTCCACCGCCGCACCCCGCGTGGACGTGGCTTCGAGGTCGCGGATGGCCTGATCCAGCGACTTGAGCTCGGCGCTGAGCCGCTTGAGCTCCTCGGCCAGGAAACCTCCATCCTGTTCGGCGACGCTCAGCAGCGTGCGGATGGACTTCTGCGTCTGCTCGCGCCGTATCCGCAGTTCCTCCAGCCTGGCCAGCGCAGCCTTGTCCGGACCGGTTCCGGCGGTCTTGCAGATCTCGCGGTACGTCCGGGCGATCACGTCGGGATGGCGTAGCAGCGCCCGCAACTGATCCACCACCACCGTCTCGATCTCGCCGGCCGGCAGGTTGGGCAGCGGGCATTGGCCATAGCCCTCCTTGATCTTTTTCCGGCAGGCGTAGTAGCGATATTCCCGACCGTCTTTGCGCGTCCAGGAGGGCTGAACGCGCCCACCGCACTCGCCGCAGCGGATCATCCGCCGCAGCAGGACGAACCGGCGCACCTGGTGCTTGTGCGTGTACGTCTGGTTGGCGCTCAAGAGCTTCTGGACCCGCTCGAACTGCTCGACCGAGACGATGGCCTCATGCTCGCCGGGGTAGACCTTGCCCTTGTGAACCATCTGGCCGGTGTATTTGCGGTTGATGAGCACCTCGTAGACGCTCCGCTGTCGCCAGGGCTTGCCCCCGCGCTGTTTGCCGCTCTTGCTTCCGATTATGGCCTTGGTGCGGTAGCCCTCGGCGTTGAGGGAGTTGGCGACCTTGCGGCAGGATTCGAGCTTCTCGAAGCGGTTGAAGATCTCCCGGACGAGCTTGGCCTCCTCGGGGTTGACCACGTACTTCTTGTCCACCACGTCCAGGCCGAGGATCGGCCCGCCGCCGACGTACTTGCCCTGTTGGGCGGTGGCCAGCTTCTTGTCGCGGATGCGTTCGCCGGCGATCTCCCGCTCGAACTGGGCGAACGACAGCAGGATGTTCAGTGTCAACCGGCCCATCGACGTGGTCGTGTTGAACTGCTGCGTCACCGACACGAAGCTCACGCCGTGTTCTTCGAACAGGTTGATCAGCTTGGCGAAATCCAGCAGCGACCGGCTGAGGCGGTCCACCTTGTAGACCACCACGCAGTCGATGTACCCGGCCCGAATATCGGCCAGCAGCTCCTGGAGGGCCGGACGGTTGAGCGTGCCGCCGGAGTAGGCCGCGTCGTCGTACCGTTTGCGGATGAGCTTCCAGCCTTCGTGGCGCTGCGATTCGATGTAAGCCTCGGCCGCCTGGCGCTGGGCGTCGAGGGAGTTGAACTCCTGGTCGAGCCCTTCCTCGTGGCTCTTGCGCGTATAGATCGCGCAGCGCACCTCCCGGGTGGGCCTGTTCATGCGGCATCCTCCTTGCGCCGGATACCGAAGAAGAGGTGGCCGCTTCGATGCGAGCCGGTGATGGCGTAGGCGACGGCCGTCAGGCTGCGATAAAGCCTGCCGTTGTAGCGATAGCCATCGGCTTCGACGATCACCTCGTAGCGATTGCCGCGCCATTCGCGAAGAAGACGCGTGCCCGGCACGAGGATCGTCTTCTTCGACTCCGAGGGCCTGTCGCGGCCACTCTTGCCGTTGGCGATGGCGTCAAGTTGCTTGCGGGCCTGTGGGCTCAGGCCCCCATAGGCCAGTTCCTGGATGCGGTAGGCCAGACGGCGCATCAGGTATTGCCGGCCCAGCCTTCCCGGGTCGCTGCCCATCAAGTCCACCCATCGCTTGCGGAGCTGGGCCATCGACATCCGGTTCAATTCATCAAGCTGCTTCAAGACGGTCTGTTGCATCATGTCACCTCGTAATCGTTGCGTGCGTCGGAAGTGGTGACACTGAGCCTCGTTTCGGCGGAAAGCTCAAGGCCTTTGTCGCGACGCGAACCGGTCTTTTTCGTCACCAGGCGAAGCATGGCCCGGGCGAGGATTTCGGCCAGTTCGTCCAAGCGCTCATCCGCGGAGGACGGCACGCGGCGGTCGGCATTCAGACTGACCATGTGTCGAACCCCCGATCGGCGAAGGCCTGGCGAATCCGGTCAATATGGCGGCAGATCGTCGTGTAATGCCGGCCGGTAAGCGCGGCGATCTGCGACTTGCTGAGGCCATCCATCAATCCCTGGCAGATCTGCCGCTGCAGCGGCGGCATCGCGGCCACCAGTTGGCACACCTCGCTGTGAGATGCGGTGCCGTCGGGCATCTGGCGATCCTCTTCGTCCTGGCTCATCCGACCGATCCGCTCGACCAGCGCCTGGCGACGGGCATTGGCTCGCGCCAGCGCGCGGATGCGGTTATCGATCAAACGACAAAGAATGGTTTCCTTGCTAGCCGCGTGGGCCTTGTCGGCATCGAAGGCGAACTTGTGGATCACGATGGCCAGCTCCTGCATCGTGTCCTGCCAGGCCTCCTGCGGCACGCGGAAGTGCATCATGCGTGCGATGGCCAGCCTGATCTGCCACTCTTCCATCCCGCCGACATACTGCTGATACAACTCGCGAACTCGATTCTTTTTGATGGCTCGTCTCTCCGGAACCAGGGCGTCGTCATGCGCTGGGGGACGCTCCCGCAGCGACGGAAGCGATGGTCCCGGGCGAGCCGGTGCCACGTATCTGGCCGTGGATGTGAATGGCGAAAATCACATGAGCATCATGTGACCGTCATGTGACGTGTCACCGGTGCCAAATGCGCTCACATGATCGGAATGTGAGCGCTCATGTGATTGTGCATGGCACCGCGAAGTTTTCGGCCTCTGCGGCAATAGGCACTACGACGCGGGCAGCGAGGGCTGCTCCACGTAAGGGAGTCCAACAATGCCGCAGACCGAAAACGACAATCCGGTGATCGACTTGGGCGTGCTCAGCGCCGAACCGGCCGAGGAGTACCACGCCAAGGCCGGCGAGTATCTCTCCAGCCATCAACTGCTGGACTTCATGGCCTGCCCCTGGTTGTACCGCAAGAAGCAGCTTGGCCTGGTTCGGGATGAGGATGCGCCGGCGCTGCTGCTGGGCCGCGCCACGCACGTTCGCATTCTCGAAGGGCGCGACGCATACGAATCGCAGTTCGCCATCGGCGGTCCGATCAATCCCCGCACCGGCAAGCCCTTCGGCTCGAACACCAAGGCCTTCGCCGAGTGGGCCGAGGTCCAGGGCAAGCCGGTCCTCTCACATGAGCAGGTCGAGCTGATCGAACAAATGGCGGCCGGTGTGGCCATGAACGACGGGGCGGTGGACCTGCTTCTCTATGGCCGGGCCGAGGGGGTCATCCGCACGACCTACTGCGACACCCCATGCCAGGTGCGGCTGGATTGGGTGCATCCGCACAGGGGCATCGTGGACCTCAAGACCACCGCCGACCTGACCTGGTTCGAGAACGAGACCAGGCGACGGCGCTACCACAACCAGGTCGCCTTCTACCAGGCCGTCCTGGCCCAGGTGATCGGCCAGCTAATTCCCGTCTACCTCATTGCCGTCGAGAAGGTCGAACCGTTCCGCTGTGGCGTGTGGCGCGTCAGCGACAGCACGCTGGCCATCGCGCGGCAGGAGAACGAGGAAGCGATCCGCCGTCTGCGCCGGGCGTGGGAGATCGACGCCTTCCCGACCGGCTACGAGGAGGTCCGCGTGCTCGAGATTGTCTGACACCTCTCGCGTCCGGGTGGGACGGCGTGCCGCAGTGGCATGGATGCCATCACGGTGGAGCGCGGCCGGACTCCCTACGCCCACCCGGGCGCACTTTCGGCAGGGCCGGGCTGCCTGGGCCTCATAAGCCCAGAGAGGCGGGTTCGACTCCCGCACCTGCCATTGTGCTCAGCCGGCATGTGAGCAAGCGAACTCGAACCATGAGGAGCGACACGTGAAACGGAACTATCGCAAGTCAGACCCGCTGTCCTCGATGCTTGCCGGGCGGAATGTCGAGATGGGCGGCGCGGCCCGGCGGCACCGGGCGCTGTGCCTTCATGCCGTGCGGCGAACGCCGGGACTGACGTCCCGTGAACTCGAAGAGCGTCTGGGCATCAAGGCACACAAGCGTTTGCCGGAGCTGCGGCAGGCCGGATGCGTCCGCAACGGCAGGCCGCGCATCTGCACCGTCAGCGGCCGCCTGGCCATGACCTGGCATCCGCAGGAGTACCTCAACTGATCCCAAGGAGAACGACACATGAGCATGATGGATTCGCTGATCAGGACCACGACGCCCGCTCCGCCCAAGATGATCGTCTACGGCCAACCAGGCGTCGGCAAGACCACCTTCGCCGCAACGGCCAATGCGATTCTGCTCGACTGCGAGAACGGAGCCGGCGCGGTGCCCGGCCTGATGCGCACGCCGTATCTGCACACCTGGCCGGAGATGCGCAAATGGCTCATCGAGCTGGCGAGCCTGGCGCATGCCGATGCCCCGCCGGCGGTGGCCATCGACACCATCGACTGGATGGTCCAGCGCATCGTCGAACACGTCGTGCACGATCTCGATCCGAAGGCCGGGGCCAACCTGACCGGAACCTTGGCCACCGCTCACGGCGGGTATTTCAAGGCCCGGGAGATCGTGCAGAACATCGTCTATCGCGACTTGCTGCCGCTGCTCAACGCCGTCAGCGCCACCGGGGCGGCCATCATCCTCCTGGCCCACGCGGCCAACACGAAGATGACCACGCCCGAGGGGTACGACCAGCGTCTGGCCTCGCCGGACCTGCCGCACTGGATCGCGCCGCCCTTCATCGAGTGGGCGGATTGCGTGCTCTACGCCCACCGCCAGGGCGACCAGCGCCTGCTGCTGACCGAGGGCACCAACGTGATCTTGGCCAAGAACCGCTACGGCCTGTCGGCCGAGCTTCCTCTTTCGTGGCCCGCGCTGATGCAGGCCATGTCCAGCAACACCATCAACAGCAAGGAGAGCTGACCCATGGCAAATTTGAACGGATTCAACGCCAACGAAGTCGAACCGACTACCACGTTTGAGGCATTGCCTGCCGGCAAGTACCTCGTGGCGATCACCGCCAGCGAGATGAAGGCCACCAAGCGTGGCGATGGCAGCTATCTGCAGTTGGAGTTCACCGTTCTTGAAGGCGATTGCAAGGGCCGCAAGGTGTGGGACCGGTTGTGCATCAACCATCCCAACGAACTGACGCAGAAGATCGCCCGCGGCAACCTCTCGGCCGTCTGCCGCGCCGTCGGCGTGATGCAGCCCAAGGACAGCGTCGAGCTGCACAACATCCCGCTGGTGATCTCGGTCAAGTGCAAGAAGCGCGAGGATACCGGCGAGATCACCAACGAGGTCAAGGGCTACGAGGCGAAGGCGGCTGCCGCCGGTCGTCCGCAGCAGTCCCCGATCCATGACACCACGCCGCCGTGGAAGCGATGAGGGCAGATGCGATGGAACTGACGCTGCCCTGGCCCCCCAGCGCGAACCACTACTACCGCCGTGTCGGGCCTCGCACATTGATCAGCCGCGAGGGTCGAGAGTACCGCACCCAAGTGTGCAGGCTCCTGGCTCCGGGCGGCGGAAGCGGAATCCGCAAGCCGCCTGCGGGCGGACGCATCGCCCTGGCGATGGATGCCTTCCCGCCCGACAGGCGGCGGCGCGACCTGGACAACCTCCTCAAATGCACCCAAGACGCCCTCGCCCATGCGGGCGTGTTCGAGGACGACGGCCAGATCGACCTGCTGGCCGTGCGGCGATGCGAGGTGCTTGGCGGCGGGATGGTCGTGGTTCGGGTCGCTGAGATGCCGCTGCGTCGCTGCCCGCTGTGCGGGGCCAGGTATTCCCAAATGGAAAGTGAGTACCTCCATGACAACTGATAATCTCAAGACTCTGCGACTTGACGAAATCCGCATCGACGGCGGCACGCAGCCTCGCGTGGCTATCGATCAGAGCATCGTCGATGAATACGCCCAACAGTACAGCGCCGGTGTCGACCTTACACCGGTCACCGTCTTCTACGACGGCGCGAACTACTGGCTGGCCGATGGATTCCACCGGTACTGGGCCAACAGGAAAATCAAGAGCGACTACATCTTCGCTCACGTTCACCAGGGTACCCAGCGCGATGCCATCCTCTACTCGGTGGGTGCCAACGCCACCCATGGGCTTCGCCGGACCAACGCTGATAAACGCAAGGCCGTGTTGACCATGCTGACCAATCCCCTGGTCAGCCTCGACGGCGAAGGCACTCCCTGGTCTGACAACGCCATTGCGAGGCATTGTCAGGTCAGTCCTCACACTGTCGCATCCGTCCGGTCAGCTATGCAAATGCATAGCTGCGCCACCCGCAAGGGAACCGATGGCAAGCTCTACAACACCGCCAACATCGGCCGAGCGGAGAGAAAGAAACGCCAACCAGGAGGCATCTCGCCCAACGCTGCGCTGCCGACCCGCCAAGCGCGCCCGGCCCTGGCCCAAACCAATCTCAACCTGCCGCATGACCCAGCCTATGGCGCTCGAGCCATCGTGGCTGCCATGGGCGAGGACTACGCCCGCCGGTTGATTGATTCCCTGACCTCCTACCTCCGTGACAAGAAAGAAGGTGACGCATGAGTGCCGCGCATACCAACCTCGCAATGGCAGGCACCGGCCCGATCGTCGAGCGCATCCTCATCACGCCCGACCAGGCGATCAAGTGGCTGGAACAGGCCAACACCAACAACCGCAAGTTGTCCCAGAAGCATGTGGACCGTCTGGCCCGCGACATGGCCGAAGGCAAGTGGAAGCTGACACACGAGGGCATCGCCTTCGGTCCCGACGGCACGCTGCTGGATGGGCAGCACCGTCTGTGGGCCATCTGCATGTCTGGCGTTCCGGTCGAGATGTTCGTCTGGCGCGACGTGGACCCGCAGTCGATGATGGCCATCGATTCAGGCAAGTCTCGCTCGCTGGCAGACATCCTCAACATCGCCGGCGAAAACGGCGACGTCAGCAAGAACGACCTGGCGACGCTGCGGGCGATGCTGGGCGGTTTCGGCAACCCGCCGATCCTCTCGCCAGCTGAGGCATCCGAGACGCTGCGCAGGCACCACGACGCCATCGCGTTCGCCGTGGCAAACCTACCGACCGTCACCTCGGCCCGCGGCGTCAACACCGCCATCACGAGGGCGGTAGTCGCCCGTGCGTACTACTCGGTCGATCGGGCGATGCTCAAAGACTTTTGCCGCAAGCTAACCACCGGTATCGTGACCTCCGGCGACGAGGGCATCATCGTTCTGCTGCGTCAGCATCTGCAGGAGAATCGCGGCGGCTCCTACAGCCAGCGCGTGCAGCGCTACGGCAAGGTTCAGCGCGTGCTGGCCGCTTGGCTCAAGGGCGAGAATCCCAGCCGTATCTACCCGGCCAGCAGCGAGCAGTTCCCGCTTCCCGAGGAGGTCAGGGCTTGAGCCAGTCGCTTCTGCCGCCTCCGGAAGCGCCCGCGATCACGCTGCGTCCGTACCAGGCCGAAGCGGTCGAAGCCGTCTATGACCACCTGCGCCGTCGGGATGACAATCCCTGCGTGGTCATCCCGACGGCCGGTGGCAAGACGCCGGTGATGGCCACGATCTGCCGCGATGCCGTCCAGCAGTGGGACGGACGGGTGTTGATCCTGGCCCACGTGAAGGAGTTGCTCGAGCAGGCGGTGGACAAGCTCCACGCGATGGCACCGGACCTGTGGCACCAAATCGGCATCTACTCGGCCGGGCTGGGCAGCCGGGACACCGACCATCCGATCATCGTGGCTGGCATCCAGAGCGTGTACCGACGGGCGAAGGAACTCGACAGCTTCGACATCATCCTTGTGGATGAATGTCATATGCTCCCGCCGGACGGCGAGGGGATGTACCGCACGTTCCTGGCGGACGCGAAGGAAGCAAATCCCAACGTTCGCCTGATCGGCCTGACGGCCACGCCTTACCGGATGTCCACGGGGATGATCTGTGGTCCGGAGAATCTTCTGAACCATATCTGCTACGAGGTGGGTGTCCGTGAGTTGATCGTGCAGGGCTATCTGTGCCCGTTGAAAACCAAGGCGGGCCGGCGAAAGGTGGACACCTCGGGCCTGCATATCAGGGGCGGCGAGTTCATCGCCGGTGAGGTCGAAGCCTTGATGGACGACGATTCCCTGGTGCGGTCGGCCTGTCGGGAGATCGTCGATCACACGCGCGAGCGGCATTCGGTCCTGATTTTCGCCAGCGGTGTGAACCACGCGCTTCACGTGCAGCGGGTGCTCGGCGAAATGGGTCATGAGTGCGGGTTCGTTTGCGGTGAAACATTGCCCTTCGAGCGGTCCGAGACGCTCAGGCGGTTCAAGAGCGGCACGCTCAAGTACCTGGTCAACGTCAACGTGCTGACCACGGGCTTCGACGCGCCCAACATTGACTGCGTGGCCCTGCTGCGGCCGACGATGTCCCCTGGCCTGTACTACCAGATGGTGGGACGGGGCTTTCGCCTCCATCCGTCAAAGGCCGACTGCTTGGTGCTGGATTTTGGCGGCAACATACTGCGACATGGCCCCGTCGATGCGCTGCAGGTCGACGATCGCGCCGCGGGCAGCGGTGAAACGCCGGCCAAGGAGTGCCCGCAGTGCCAGGCGGTGATCCATGCCGCCTATAGCGTCTGTCCCGAGTGTGGCTATGAGTTCCCGCCTCGCGAACGTGAAAAGCACGGGCGAGAGGCAAGCACCGCAGGCATCCTCTCTGGCGAGGTCACCGAAACGCAGTACGCCGTCAGCGAGGTCTACTACAGCGTCCACCACAAGCGCGACGCGCCGCCGGAGCATCCGCGCACGATGCGGATCGACTACCGCTGCGGATTCAATGACTACCACAGCGAATGGGTCTGCCCCGAGCACACCGGCTACGCGCGGCAGAAGTTCGAGGCCTGGTGGCGAGCCAGGTCGAATGAGCCACTCCCCAACTCGGCCGAGGAAGCGGTGGCGCTGGCCGAGGCTGGGGCGCTCGCGACGACGCTGGCCATCACCGTGCGATCGGTAGCGGGAGAGAAGTTCGACCGCATCATCGACTACCAGCTAGGCGCGATTCCACCGCGCCTCGATGGAAGCGATGAACGTATCGACGACAACTTGCCCGAGCCGGTCTGGCCCGAAGATGACATCCCGTTCTGAAGGAGAAACCTATGCCCTGCGCCGCATGTCGCAACAATCCCAGCACGGTCGACCGTGTGGCCCACCTGCTCGATGCGGTCAAGCGCATCGGCATCGATGAGCTGGAGCGGCTCGTCCAACAGGCTCACCAGTGCGATGCGCACCAGATGGATGATCCCTCCGAGCCGTTCCCCGTGACGCGGCAGGCGCTGCGGATGTTCTGGCACTTTCGCTGCAATCTCGAAGCGGTGGAGGTGACGCCGGCGCATGGCTGATCGACCGTCCATCCTAGACGTCGCGCAGACATACCTGTCGGCGGGTCTGTGTGTGCTCTCGGCCATCCGAGCCGAGAAGCGCCCTGCTGTGGGCCGGTGGAAACAATATCAGAAGAGACTGCCCACCCCGGCCGAGTTGTTCGCCTGGATGGTGAACAGTCCCGATGCCGTCTGCATTCTCTGCGGCGCGGTTTCGGGCAACGTCGAGATCATCGACTTCGACGGCGGCGGCGAGCTGTTCTCGGCCTGGTGGGATCGAATTCCGGCCAACCTTCGCCAGCGGCTGGTCGTCGAGTGCACCCCATCGGGCGGCCAGCACGTGATCTACCGCTGCGCTGTGGCCGTCTGCGGCAATTTGAAACTGGCCCAGCGTCGCATGGGCGAGAAGGTAGTCACGCTGATCGAGACTCGGGGCGAAGGCGGTCTATTCCTTTGTGCCCCAACGGCCGGATACGAAATCACCCAGGGCGATCTGTGCCACCTGCCCGTCTTGACCGAGGCCGATCGTGACATTCTGCTCCAGGCGGCGTGGAATCTGAACGAGTGGCCGCCGCACAGCGCGAATGTCGGCCAGAGAAGCGCACTGTCCGTCGGACAAGGCGAAGTCTCGGCAGACAATTCGAACCATGGCGGCTGTTCACCAGAGAACCGCCAGATGTGTGACGGTCCGTCGGACAACGGCCTTGCTCGGTCTACGTCGGTGGACATTTCGTACATTTGCGAATTGTCGGCCGACGAGGCGGACATTCGCCGCGATGGGGCGCACAACGACCACCTCACGCCGACGTCTGCCGAGCCTTTGCACCATCGGCTCGCGTCGGCCCACAATGACGACAGGCCGGGCGATGACTTCAACCGTCGGGGAGATGTGCGGTCCGTGCTCCAGAAGCACGGCTGGGTGCCGCTGACTGACCGCCAGGGCGCAAACGGCAACGAATACTGGCGTCGCCCCGGCAAAGATCCGCGCGAAGGAGGCTGGTCGGCCACGCTGAAGGAGTGTGCCGACGGACCGGTCTTTTACGTCTTCAGCTCGAACGCCGCGCCCTTCGAACCGCAGACCGGCTATGCGCCGTTCGCGGTCTACGCACTGCTCGAACATGGCGGGGATTTCGAACAAGCCGCCCGATCTCTGCGGTCCATGGGCTTCGGTGGCCATTGTTCGACGCAGGACGCCGATGGCGCGGACATCTCGGCCCTATGCCGATTGTCCGCTGCACCCGGCGCATGTCCGACGGACAGTCCACCCATCGGCCATGGAGTTGTAGATAATACCGATTCTGTGCCGGAGATTCAGGGGCTCAAGGCCCTGATCAACGGATTCACGGGCCTCAATCGCCCAATCATCCACGAGTTGCTGCGGGAATGCGAGACCATGAATGTCATCGCCAGTCCGAAAATCGGCAAGTCGTGGTTCGTCTCCCGCCTGGCCATCTCCGTCGCCTCGGGCCTGGATTGGCTGGGCCTGACGGTCGAGCCAGGGCGAGTGCTGCACATCGACAATGAGCTGCACCAGAACACCATCGCCTACCGCTACCGAGTGATCAGCGAGGCCATGGACTTCCCGCACCACCTCTACAGCGGCAACATCGACATGGTTTCCCTGCGCGGCCGGCTGCGCGACCTGTACGGTCTGGCCCGCCTGTTCGAGCGGATCGAACCGGGTCAGTACAAGATCGTCATTCTCGATGCCTTCTACCGAACGCTGCCGCGCGACACCGACGAAAACGACAATGGCGCGATCGCCAACCTCTACAACCTGATCGACCACTACGCGAGCCGATTGCAGTGCGCGTTTGTCCTGATCCACCACACCTCCAAGGGCAATCAGTCGGGCAAAGCCGTGACCGACGTGGGGGCCGGGGCGGGTAGTCAGTCCCGCGCTGCCGACACGCACCTGATCCTGCGTCCGCACGAAGAAGACGGCATCGTCGTGCTGGAGTCGGCCGTCCGCAGTTGGCCGCCCATGGCTCCGCGTGCGCTGAAGTGGGAGTGGCCCCTGTTCACGCCCACCGACGAGGTGGACACGTCGGCGCTACTGGGCATGGAAAAGTCCGGCAAGCCCAGGTCCGTGCCGCTCGAGGATTTTGTCGAGCAGTGCATTGCGGCCAGCGACCCATGCTCGAAGCGCTCGGTCATTTACGAGGCCAACCAGCGGCTGGGCCTATCCGAGCGCAAAGCCGAAGAGATGCTCGACCTGGCGATGGAGCGCGGCCTGGCGTCGCGCATCCGGGCAGGTTCGGCCATGGTCTACGTGAAGAACCGCTGCGGCGTGACCGGCGACAAGGCGCTATGGGCGGCGGCGCTACTGGCCCACAACCCGCAGGCCAGTGTGCAGGACATCGCCGGGCGGGCGGACATCTCCGAGCGGTACGTGCGCCAAATCCGCAATGCGATGGGCGGAACTGACGCAGGATCGGCGAACGAAAACAAAGGGCTAACGGCGGAACTGGACGCGGAACTGACGGAACTCGGTTCCGCCCTCAGTTCCGCAAATCAAGTTTGCAACACATGAACCAACAAGCACTTAGGAACCACGGCAGTGGCGGAACTGGACAGTTCGTGAGACGCGCCGCAAAACGCGCCGCAGTTCCGCGAGGCTCGCAAATGCAAGTGGCTGATATTCAACGGCTTACGAAATCTCGACGCGGAACTGGGAGCGGAACTGGACACAGCCCTCCCCCTACGGGGGAGCACGCGGGCGTCCCAGACGCCCCGCGATGCTCCCCTGGTCGCAGGGGCTTGTCCGCGGGTCCTCCCGGGAACCTGGCCAGGAGAGGTCACGGGAACGCGTCGGCTTTCGTGACAGAGTTTGTTGGCAACGCGCCGAACCGTCGGCGCACAACCCCAAGGCACAGGGAGGTGCTTGAATGATCGCTACCCAGGATGCAACCACGCAGAAATTCGCCGTCGAACTGCGCAAGATCGACGACATTCGCCCGTACGAGCGGAACCCCCGCATCAACGACCAGGCAGTGGACGCCGTGGTCGAGTCGCTGCGGCAGTTCGGCTTCCGCCAGCCGATCGTGATTGATTCCGACGGTGTAATCATCGCCGGCCACACGAGATGGAAAGCTGCGAAAAAGCTGGGGCTGGCCAGGGTGCCGGTCCACGTCGCCACCGACCTGACGCCCGAGCAGGTGAAAGCGTACCGCATCGCGGACAACAAGACGGGCGAGCTGGCCGAGTGGGATCTTGACATCTTGCCTATCGAGCTCAATGAGCTGCGTGAGAGCGGATTCGACCTGGAAGTGCTGGCCTTCGATGACGAGGAACTGGCCAAGCTGCTCAGCAGTGCCCAAGGTGTCACCGAGGGCCTGACCGATCCGGACGCCATCCCCGAACCACCCGATGAGCCGATCACCCAGCGTGGCGATATCTGGGTGCTCGGCAACCACCGCTTGATGTGCGGCGACAGCGGCAGCGTGGAAGATCTCGATCGGCTCCTGGACGGCGCGGTCATCGACCTGGTGAATATGGACCCGCCGTACAACGTCCGCGTCGAGCCGCGTTCGAACAACGCCATCGCCGCCGGTTTGTCCAGCTTCAAGGCTGCCACCAAGCGAGATGCCATCGACGCAGCCGACGCACGCGGCATGCACCACCAGGGCTTCGATCTGGCTCGCGACAAGACCAAGTCCAAGCCCACCACCAGGAAAATGCGGGCCAAGGATCGGCCGTTGGAGAACGACTTCGTCAGCGATGAGGCGTTCGATCAGATGCTGCTGGCCTGGTTCTCCAATGCCTCGCGCGTGCTCAAGCCCGGCGGCTCGTTCTATATCTGGGGCGGGGATGCCAACCTGGGCAACTATCCCAAGCCGCTGGAGAAGGCGGGTCTGTACGTCAGCCAGGGCATCGTCTGGGACAAGCAGCATCCCGTCTTGACCCGCAAGGATTTCATGGGCGCGTTTGAACTGTGCTTCTACGGCTGGAAGGAAGGCGCGGGCCACAACTTCTACGGGCCGAACAATGCCACGGACCTCTGGCACGTCAAGAAGGTCAATCCGCAGAACATGGTCCACCTGACCGAGAAGCCGGTGGAACTGGCGGTGCGGGCCATCCAGTATTCGTCGCTGCCGGGCGAGAACGTCCTGGACCTGTTCGGCGGCTCGGGATCAACGCTGATCGCGGCCGAACAGACCGGTCGGCGGGCGTTTCTGATGGAGCTCGATCCGCTCTATTGCGACGTGATCGTCAAGCGCTGGGAGGAGTTCACGGGGCGGAAAGCCCAGCGGATCAAGGCGACCGCCATCACTTCCGCCTGACTCACTCGGTATCCGGCATCAGGGCCTGGAGGTAACGATGGTATGTGTAAACACGATCCCGACGTTTGCCGGTCGTTTCCCGCAGGATGTTTATGTTCTGCAGGAATTCGATGGTCTTGGCGGCTGTCGGCTTGCTGACGTCCAGCAGTCTGATGGCCAGTGGCAGCGTGATGACCGGGTTGGACGGCAACAGCTCCACCAGGCGGATAGCAGGCACCGTCGTCTTGCCATCTGCGGCAACCTTGCTGCGGTCACTGCTGGTAATGGCGAAGAGTTTCTGGGCGCTGCCGACCGCGTCATCGGCGGCTTCGGTCACGCACGCCAGAAAGAAACGCACCCAGCCTTCCCAATCGCCCTCGATACGAACCGCATTGAGCCGCTGGTAATACTCCTGCTGATGCCGTTTGAAGGCCACGCTCAGGTAAAGCAATGGCGCTTTGAGCAAGCCCCAATGCTCGACGAGCAAAGTGATCAGCAGTCGCCCGATGCGGCCGTTGCCGTCGAGGAATGGATGGATGGTCTCGAACTGAACGTGCGCCAGGCCCACGCGCACCAGCGGCGGCAGTGGGTCGTGGCTGTGAATCCACTTCTCCAGAGCCGACAGAGCCTCGGGCACCTCCTGCGGGGGAGGCGGAACGAATCGGGCGTTGCCGGGCCGGGTGCCGCCGATCCAGTTCTGGCTGCGGCGGATTTCACCGGGCTGCTTTTCGCTGCCGCGAGCGCCTCGCATCAGGCGCTTGTGGACCTCGCAGAGCAGACGCGTCGCCAGCGGAAGTCCTTTGGGCCGAGCCAACTCCCGCCGAGCATAGGTCAGGGCATCAACGTAATTGCACACCTCGCGCACATCGTCGGGACGCTCGACCTGCTGGCCGGCCTCGAAGGCCAGCACCTCCTGAAGTGTCGCTTGCGTGCCTTCGATCTGCGACGTGATCAGGGCCTCTTTGCGCACGAAACCGTAGAGGAACCAGTCGGCGCTGGGAACCATGTCGGCGGCGACGGCAAGCCGACTCAGTGCGGCCATGGCCTGGGCCAGCGCTGCCGCAGCCTGCTCGTCCAGCTTCAGCGGCGGATTGGCCGGGGGCAGCGGCGCGGGGATGAACGCGCGAACCTCTTCCCCATCCCACTTGGTCACCCGGTATGTGCCTGTGACGCGCTTCATGGCTGGTTAAGCTTCCTTGACTACGGCTTGTCGCTAGTAAAGTCTACGTTACCAGCATCGTCAACTAGTAAAGCATACTTAACTAGCAAAGGCAAGAGAAAGACCCCGGCGCGCTTGAGGCTAGCCGCAGCCGGGGCGAAAGACGGTAGCGAGCACTCACGCGGTGACAGGTTGCTCGCGGATGTACTGGCTGTCCTTGAGGGCGAACCTGCCGCGCTCGGTCTTCACGAACCGGCTATCCGTCCCCTTGGTGCTGATCTCGCGCAGAATCGCGGCGTAGAGCGTGGCGGCGGGTGTCTTGCCCTTGCGAGGTGTCCAGAGCTGGCGTTTCACCGCCAGGTCGACAATGTCCTTGCAGCGCATCGGGTTGCCAGCGTCCAGGGACAGGATGTGGGCGGCGGCGTCCAGCAGGCTCATGGCCTTGCCGGCCGCGGCCGCGTCGCCCTCCGGTTGGCCGACGATTGCGCCACGTTCGCCCGTGTCGCGTCCGGGTTCCGCCTTCGCCTCCTGGGTCGCCTCCGGAACCTTGGCCGCCCCGGGGGCCGCGTCGGCCAGACGTTTCCGCAAGCGCTGGGCGCTCTTGATGCGGATGGTCTTGCCGGTTTTCTCGCTGACACCTTCCCAGCCGCCACTGGAGTGCTCGCGGACGAGCTTCACCGGGACGAGGTTGTCGGCGACCTTCACCAGGTACGTCGCACCGATCTGAACATCGCTGTTCTTCATGGCGTGTTCTCCTTTGGCCGAGTTCGGGCTGGCCAGGCCCAGGTAGGGGGCTTACAAGCCGAGTTCTTGGACGATCCGCTCCTGCTGGCTCCAGCCGCCGAGGGTTTCGGCCAGCAGCGCGGCAAACCAGGTCACCTCCGCGTCCAGTTCGCGATAGCCGCTCTTGGGCGTGGGCGTCAGGCGGTGGGCGATGGTGGCGACGGCCTCGGGCGAGAGGTTCTCGCGGAGAGCGTTGACCAACGCGACCTTGGCGTCTGCGCCTCCGAGGGCCTCGTCACGACCCGCGTCGTAGGCGGCCTGCAGGGCGCTTTTGGCCTCCCATACCGCGACGGTGTGGAAGTCCAGGGCGTCATGCTTGCGGGTCTCGAGCGTCTCGATCTGCATGTGCTCCTTGGCGATCCGGGCGAGGGTGCTGTCGATGGTTGTCATGGCGGTTCTCCTTGGTTGGGGTTTGCGGTTTCAAATCCGGCAGGTGGCCATGCTTTCCGGCCACACGCGGACGCGGTAGCTCTCGATGCGGCCATCGACGATCAGCTTCACCCGAACGCTGTCCTGGCTGACCGGGCAGGCGTCGAAGACCTCGTAGAAGCCGGTGGCGAACCAGACCACGTCGCCGGGTTTGAGGTCGTGCCAAGGGCGCTGGGTGGTCGGCGTCCCGTCGGGTATCGCGTGCGTTCTACGCTGCTTCCGCATGGCCTATCTCCTTGTGGCTACTGGAGTTACGTGCGTTTCAACAGCCACATTCAGCCATGCTTTCGCCAGGACATCAAGGCAATTAACCCGCTGTGGCAACAGAACTTACAGATTTTCGCAACTAGGCCCCGCATCTAGAGATATGACCAAGCAAACCCTGAAAATCACCGCCCTGACGCCGGAGCAGGCCGCCCGGATTCTGGCTAGCGCCTACAAGCGACGGATCGACGCCGAGCAGGTGCGCCAGGTGGCCGAGGATGGGCAGTTGCTGCGGTCGGATGGGACCTTCAGCCTGATCGATTACGTGGCCTTCCTGGCCCAGGAGGTGACCGGTGGCCACGAGGATTGACCCGCGCAAGCTCCGCCCGGCCGATCTGCTGCGCCTGGTGAACGCTGCGGATTTCGGCAGCGTGCTGACGGAATTCCAGCTTCGCCGCCACCGGAACCAGGCCGGCTACACCATCGGCGACGCGCGGACGGTGGACCTGTTCCGCTATGCCGCCTGGCTGACGTTGGAGTATTTCAAGCCCAAGCGAGCGCCGCTGAGCTACGAGGAGCAGAAGGTCCGCCAGGCCGAGCGCAATGCGGAGCTGGTCCGCGCCGCCCAAGAGATCGGCGAGATTCCGGCGGTGGTCGATCCGCAGCGGAAGGCACGCGGTGAAGAGTCGTTTCGGCTGTTCTGCGAGACCTACTTCCCGGAGGTGTTTTATCTGCCCTGGTCGGACGACCACCTGCGGGTGATCGACAAGATCGAAAAGGCGGTACGCACCGGTGGGCTGTTTGCCATGGCGATGCCGCGTGGATCGGGGAAAACGGTGCTGTGCCAGACGGCGGTGCTCTGGTCGGCTCTGATCGGGGCGACGCCGTTTGTGTGTTTGATCGCCGCCAGCGCCGAGCGGGCGCGGGACCTCCTGGAGAACATCAAGATCTGGCTGGAGACCAACCCGCTGCTGGCGGAAGACTATCCCGAAGTGACCTACCCCATCCAGTGTTTGGAGCGGATCACCAATCGCCAGAAGGGCCAGAAGCACAGGGGCGAGCCGACACGCATCGACTGGGCGTCCGACCGCATCGTGTTACCCACCATCGCCGGCAGCAAGGCTTCCGGGGTGGTGATCTCGTGCAGCGGCATGAAGGGCTCGGACATTCGCGGACAGAACTACGCTCGCCCGGACGGTCAGGTGGTGCGGCCGCAGCTGGTCTTGGTGGATGACCCGCAGACGACCGAGTCGGCCTGGTCGCCATCGCAGAGCCAGCGCCGCGAGGCGATTCTTGCCGGCGACGTGCTGGGCATGGCCGGGCCGGGCAAGAAGATTGCCGGGCTGATGGCCTGCACCGTTATTCGACCCGGCGACATGGCCGATCGTCTCTTGGACCGCGAGAAGCACCCGGAATGGCAAGGCGAGCGGACGAAGATGGTCTACGCCTTCCCGACCAACGAGAAGCTCTGGGCCAAGTACGCCGAGATTCGGGCCGACTCGCTCCGCAACGACGGCGACGGCAGCGAGGCCACCGAGTTCTACCGCGCCAACCGCGAGGCAATGGACGCCGGCGCAATCATCGCCTGGCCCCAGCGGTACAACGCCGATGAGCTGTCGGCCATCCAGCACGCGATGAACCTGAAGTTCCGCGACGAGGCCGCGTTCTTCGCCGAATACCAGAACGAGCCAATCGCGATGGATATTGGCGAAGAGATGCTCACGGCCGAGCAGGTCGCCGGCAAGCTCAACGGCTACCGGCCCGGGGAGATCCCGCTGGGCGTCAACCACCTGACGATGTTCATCGATGTGCAGCAGAAGGTGCTGTTTTGGATGCTTTGCGGCTGGGAGGAGAATTTCACCGGCTACATCGTCGATTACGGCACCTGGCCCGATCAGCGCCGAGCGTACTTCACACTGCGGGACGTGCGGGCCACGATCCAGCGGGCTGCGCCCGGGGCCGGCCTGGAGGGCCAAGTCTATGCCGCGCTGGAGAAGCTCTGCGCCGAGCGACTCGGCCGCGTGTACCGTCGCGAGGATGGGGCCGAGATGCGGATCGACCGCTGCCTGGTCGACGCCAACTGGGGCCAGTCTACTGATGTGGTGTACCAGTTCTGTCGGCAGAGCAGCTTTGCCGGCGTCCTGCTGCCCAGCCACGGCAAGTATGTGGGCGCGTCAAGCATCCCGTTCAGTGAATACCGGCGCAAGCGCGGTGACCGCGTGGGGCTGCACTGGCGCATCCCCAACACCATCGGCAAGCGCCAGGTGCGGCACGTGCTGATCGACACGAACTACTGGAAAAGCTTCGTCCACGCCCGCCTGGCCGTGGCGATGGGCGATCCGGGCTGCCTGTCGCTCTACGGCCGAGATGAGAAGGCCCACCGCTTGCTGGCCGACCATCTGACGGCCGAGTACCGCGTCAAGTCGGTGGCGCAGGGGCGAACGGTCGACGAATGGAAGTTGCGGGCGACGCGCCCGGATAACCACTGGCTGGACTGCGTGGTCGGCTGCGCCGTAGCGGCGTCCATTCTGGGCGCAGCCTTGCCCGGCGTGGAAATTCGCGCGGCAAGTCCAAGACCACGTCTGCGACTGTCGGAACTGCAGAGGAACAGGTCATGCATGCCGTGATCAGGCAATCACTGCGAAAGACAGGATTATCCTGCCCGAAGTGCGGGTGCCGCGACCTCCGCGCCTACTACACGCGAGCCAAACGCGACTGCATTCTCCGCAAGCGCGTCTGCCGGCACTGTGGCCACGAAGTGATTACGCGCGAGCGCATCGGCGCATAAGAAGTTCCAGTATTGGAACAATCTTCATATCCCAGCCGATTTCCGCGCGCAGTTTTGGGGCTCTGCGGCAATAAGCACTACGGGCGAAGCAATGCCCGTGGAGCTTGGCCGTGACGGATTCTCTGGACAAGTCAATTGCTCAAAACGCCGCCGGGCCACGGAAAGTCAGCGGTGATTCGGGGTCGGTCGAACAGCACAGCCTCCAGGACCAGATTGCCGCCGACAAGTACCTGGAGTCGAAGAAGGCCAGTCGTGCTAAAGGTCTGGGGGTCAAGCTCGCCAAGATTTCGCCGGGGGGGACCGTCTGATGTGGCCGTTCCGCAAAGACAGGAAGGCCCGGCGGTCCCTCCCGGCCTGGCCGAGGATTCCGGGCTGGGTGCGGGCGCGGTTCGACGCGGCGCAGACCACCGCCGAGAACGCCCGGCACTGGGCGATGGTCGATTCGCTGTCGGCCGACGCCGCCGCCTCGGCGGACGTGCGCAAGAAGCTGCGGGAGCGCGCCCGCTACGAAGTGGCCAACAACAGCTACGCCAAGGGGATCGTGCTCACCATCGCCAACGACTGCGTCGGCACTGGCCCGCGCCTGCAGCTGCTAACGGACAATCCCGAAGCCAACCGGAAGGTGGAAGCAGCCTTTGGGCAGTGGGCCAAGGCGGTGAAACTGGCTGAGAAGCTGCGCACCATGCGCATGGCCAAGACCACCGACGGCGAAGCCTTTGCTGTGCTCAGCGCCAATCCGAAGATCGATTCCCCGGTGACGCTGGATGTGCAACTGGTCGAAGCCGACCGCGTCGCCTCGCCAATCCTGTCGGTGTTGCCCACCGACGGCGACATCGACGGCATCACGCTGGATGCCTGGGGCAATCCTCAGACCTACTGCATCCTGCGTCAGCATCCCGGTGATCTGTCAGTGTGGAAGACGCAGTATGACCTGGTGCCGGCGGAGGCGGTGATCCACTGGTTCCGGGCCGACCGGCCGGGTCAGCACCGGGGCATCCCGGAGATCACGCCGGCGCTGCCGCTGTTTGCCCAGTTGCGCCGCTACACCCTGGCGGTCATTGCGGCAGCGGAAACAGCCGCCGACTTTGCCGCCGTGCTGTTTACCGATGCTCCGGCCAACGGCGAGGCCCAGGCCCTGGAACCGATGGACGTGGTCGAGCTGGAAAAGCGCATGGCCACGGTGTTGCCTGACGGCTGGCGTCTGGGGCAGATCGAGGCCCAGCAGCCCACGACCAGTTACGCCGAGTTCAAGCGGGAGATCCTCAACGAGATCGCACGCTGTCTGAATCTGCCCTACAACATCGCCGCCTGCAACAGCTCGGGCTACAACTACGCCTCGGGGCGTCTGGATCACCAGACCTACTACAAGTCGATCCGGGTTGAGCAGGCCCACCTGGCCGAGGCGGTGCTGGACCGAATCTTTGCTGCCTGGCTGGATGAGGCTCAGCTGGCCCTTGGTCTGCCCGACCTGCGCGGGGCGGCCCACCAGTGGTTCTTCGACGGCACCGAGCATGTCGATCCGGCCAAGGAAGCCAGTGCCCAGGCGACGCGTCTGGCCAGCAACACCACCACACTCGCCGCCGAGTATGCCCGCCAGGGCAAGGACTGGGAGACGGAACTCCACCAGCGTGCCAAGGAAAAGAAGCTGATGGCCGAGCTGGGGCTCACGGAGGAGCCCCGCCCGGCCATCGATGACCAAGAGGAGAGCGACACGGATGTCCAGCAGGCAGCCTGACTATTTCACTTTCCGCTGCCCGATTGCCGTCGAGGCGGCAGGTGACGCCGACAAGCCCATGCCGCGCTTCCGCATGGTGGCCTACACCGGCGGAACCATGCGGATCGCTGGGTTCCCGCACCCAGTCGTGGTGGACCTCGAAGGCCTGGCCATCGAGCGCCAAGACATCCCGGTCCGCCTCGACCACAACCCGCGCCAGGGGGTGGGCCACACGCAGCGCGTCGCCATCGAGAACGGCCAGATTATCGCCGAGGGCCTGATCAGCCGCGATACGTCCTGGGCCAGGGATGTGGCCAAAAGCGCCGTCAACGGCTTTCCCTGGCAGGCCAGCATCGGAGCGGCCGTGGTGGATGCCGAGTTTGTCCCCAGCGGCCAGAGCATCACCGTCAACGGCCGAACATTCAGCGGGCCGCTGCACGTGGTCCGCCAGGCGATTCTCAAGGAGATCTCATTCGTGGACAGCGGCGCAGACCCGGCCACTTCGGCCCGCATCGCCGCCCAGCACAAGGAGCAAGCAGTCATGGATGACACCACGACGGTCAGCACGACCAATCAGAACCCCGCCCAGACGGATGCGGGACAGACGCAGGACGCGACTGGCACCACTGCGGATGCGCAAGGCCAGCCCACCGCACAAACGGATTCGCCCTCGCAGTCCCAGACGCAGACGGCTCAAGCACCCGCGACGTCGGACACCCTCAATGCCTCCGCCTGTGCGGATGACCCGGTAACCCGGTTGCGCCAGCAGATGGCGGCCGAGACTCGGCGTATCGAGGCGATCCGCCGAATCTGCGCCGGCAAGCATCCGGACATCGAGGCCAAGGCCATCGAGGAAGGTTGGGACGAGAATCGCACCGAGTTGCACGTGCTGCGCGCCAGCCGCCCGCAGGTACCGGCGGTCGCCAGCCGACCGCGCAACGCCAGTCCCCAAGTGTTCGAAGCCGTGGCTTTGATGGCTAGCGGCCTGCCCAACAGCCGCATCGAGGCGATGTACGCCGAGCCAATCCTGGAAGCCGCCGACAAGCTGCGCGGCGTGGGCATCCAGGAGTTCTGCGAACTGGCCTGTGGCCAGCAGCTGCCGCGCTTCCGTCGCGACGCTTCCGGCTGGCTCCAGGCCGCCTTCAGCACCGCGTCGCTGCCGGGCATCCTGTCGAACATCGCCAACAAGATGCTGCTGGAGGGCTACAGCTACGTTGAAGACGCCTGGCGGCAGATCGCCAAGATCGCCTCCGTCAATGACTTCAAGGAGCACACCCGCTACCGCATGACCGGCAGCTTCCAGTTCCAGCAGGTGGGGCCGGATGGAGAGCTCAAGCACGGCCAGCTGGGCGAGCAGACCTTCCGGCAGAAGGCCGACACCCACGGGATCATGTTCGCCCTGACGCGGCAGATGATCATCAACGACGATCTGGGTGCATTCACGGACATCCCGCGCCAGATCGGCATGGGCGCGGCCGAGGCCATCGCCGACGCGGTGTGGGGCCTGTGGCTTTCTAACCCCACCCAGGCGGACGGCAAGGCCTTCTTCCACACCGACCACAAGAACTACAAGGCCGGCGCGGATACTGCGCTGACCGTGGATGGTCTGACGGACGCGGAGGTCGCCTTCGGCAAGCAGGTCAAGCCCAACGGCAAGCCGCTGGGCATCCGCCCGAGCATCCTGCTGGTGCCCACGGCTTTGAAGGTGCCGGCCGAGATGCTCATGAAGAGCGTCACGCTCAACGAGACCACGACAGCCAACAAGCCCAAGCCCAGCGCCCATCCACACGTGGGCAAGTTCACCGTCGTCTCCAGTGTCTACCTGTCCAACCCCACCTTCCCGGGCGCTTCGGACAAGGCCTGGTACCTGCTGGCCGACCCCAACCGCCTGCCGGCCATCGAGGTGGCATTCCTCAACGGCGTGGACCGGCCCACGGTGGAAAAGACGGATGCGGACTTCAACACCCTGGGCGTGATGTTCCGTGGGTACATCGATTTTGGCGTCAAGGAACAGGACTACCGCGGGGCGCTGATGATGAAGGGCGAGGCGTAAGCCTCGTCCTTCCGGGCCGGACCTGATCTTTCTCTCGAACATTAAGGAGCAATGACCAATGGCAACGGCGATTTTCGTTCATGACGGCGACAGCATTGACTACACCCCCAGCAGCGATGTGGCGGCCGGGGACGTGGTGGTGCAGGGCGACCTGATTGGTGTCGCCAAACGCGACATCCCCGCGGGCACGCTGGGCGCGCTGGCGGTGACAGGCGTCTTTGACATGCCCAAGCTGGCCAATGCCGGCGTCACCATCGCCGCCGGCGCGAAGGTTTATTGGGCGGAGAGTCCCAAAGTGGTGATGCATGACTGGGGTGCCGGACCGTACCTAGGAAAGGCGGTGAAGGCTGCCGCCGACGCAGATGCGACTGTTCGCGTGCGGCTGGAGCAGTGATCGTGGCCGACCTGCTTCGCCAAGGCGCGCAGTGGCTGGAGCAGATGCGCACGGCGCATTGCTCCAGTCCGGTCGAGTACCGCAGGCCGCCAGAAGCATGGACGGTCCAGGCGACCTTCGGGAAAACCGGCTTTGAGGTCGCCGACGAGTCGGGCCTGACCATCACCGCTCAGGTGTGGGACTTTCTGATCCTCGCCGACGCGCTGCCGGGGGTCGAGCCGGAACCCGGCGACGTGATCGCGGCCAACGGGCGGAGATACGAGGTCGTGAACCTGGGCGGCGAAGGCTGCTGG